CCGCCCGCCAGCGACTTCCACCAAGAACCTTTGCCCCCCCCCTACTAGGTGTGGTTCGACCCACCCAAGCTGGTGCCCCTCTAACAGGTGGAAACCCCCCGATAGAATCAATCGTTGATCGACGATAAACGATATAACTAAAACAGATTGTGAAAACATTCACAATCAAACTGGCTTATACCTGTCAAGCCGGATGAACGGGTATAGTTATCGTTGATCGACGATAGGCTATGACTAGCGTGAGTGAGTGCGTGAGTGTGTATACTCACTAGATTATTGTCAGAGGGCACAATCCAAGGGCTATAGAGTAGCCTAGAGTAGACGCAATTAGGGATGCGTCTGGATTGTGGGGAGATACGAAAAAACCCCACATGCTTAACATGCGGGGCTTTCCTGGGGTGTTTAGATTGTTGGCTAATGGCTACTTGTGTTTGGGTAGTTCAATTCATCTATGGTAGATCGTTCTCGTCGTGCTAGTTCGTCTTTGATCTCTTGCCATCGTCTATGGTCATGCTTTACCTGTTCGGCATGGTAGTATGTGCTAGTTTTTAACTTATTGTCTAACACTCGATACCTTTCTCGTAATTCAGCTTCAGTCGATTTTGTTAGATCGCTTGCCATAGTTCAAACTTTCATAGGGAGGGGAGAGTAGATACACAATGACGCCCCCTAGAGCAATCTAGGGGGCGTGGATTGCGAACCTACTCGACTCTATTCGTCGCTGGTTGCTTCCGCTTGAGGGCCGGTATCCATGCCACCGAAAATCGGGTAACTAGCCTTACCATTCTTCAAGCGTTTCAGGAGTGTATCGTTGACAACGGGGAAGTATGCACCCTCACTCACTCCATCCGATAGCAGATCGGATACGGTGGCTGTGAACCCCCAAAATATCCATCGCTCTAATCCCGATGGTTTCTTAGGCATTTTGCGGACCTTGGCTACTTCGCGGACATAGTTGGACAAGCCTGCATTGCCTTCATCAGAGACTACCCCTAGAGCATTGAGTACGCTGTCGGCGATCGTTTCGTCAATGGCGATTGCTTGCCCATCGTCCCACTTGTCAGCATCTACGTTAGATGCCAACACGATTGCGGTCGCGATCATCGGAACCGACAGTTGCTTCACCCACAATCCCTTTTTACCATCCTCGGTCATGGATCGAGCCCAAACGCGAGCGATTAACCGTTGCAACGTATCGCCTTCACCTAGATCGTCGAAGCACGATTGCAACGCCAACGCTTGACGTGTGCTAGGGGAGTTCTTTCCCGATGGATGATAACCCGTACCATGCAATCGACTCCATAGGTTATTCCTCACGGTGACAAGGTAGCCCGCCAATTCGTTACGTAATTTCTCTACGTTCTCGGGGACATATTCAAGACCGCAATCAGTTTCAAGAAATTCTCGCGTAAACATTTCACGGTCGATAAACTCTTGATCTTGCTTGGTTTTCGGGGCACCACGATCAAGAGTAGCGGCCAATTGGGGTGGCATACCTACGATAGTGATAATGTCAATCGGGGTTTCCGTTCCAGCATCGTCACCTAGTTCAAGGTTGACCATGATTTTGGCGATGTTGCGATGCTGGAGTGACAGAATCATTCCATAGCAGTCGATATGGGCCGCAGGGCCTAAGCCGTAGTATTGGTTCACCATGTCGTAGATTAGTCCCTCTTTACTGAGACTACCTAGATTGCCTTGTTTGACGATACGATTGTGAGCATTTGCCTCGCACCAGTAGTACGTTTTCTCTTTACCCTTGCCCAATTCAAGATTGAAACTTTCCTTTGCAGGATCGACCTCGCGTGCACCTAGCACATGCAAGCACATGGCCGTTGAAGTGAGACGCAAAACGACACAAGTTCCGTTCCGAAAGAACCATTCATTCAAAGCGGCAATTTGCTCTGAGGTTAGTTGCTCGAATCGCATATGGCGTGGTACTCCTGCAACGTCCGCTACCGATGCCGCTAGGCAATGGTCAGCAATCAAGGCATCATACGCTTCGATCGAATCTACCAGTGTAAATGTGGACATAATCTCATTCCCCTAACAATTGTTGCGATTGAAAATAGGCAATCGCTTACCTAGTTGGCAATAGTCGCCATTGACAAGCAGGGATTAGACTGCTTGTGGAATGGGGGCTATCGGTCACCAGCACGTATTGCGGAATTTTGTTAGTCCCGCTTGTTCGGCTAGTAGACTGGTTGTATACCCTACGTTTCCAGCGACTACCTTCCCGTCGATTGTCAGAGTGTAGCCCCATCCGTTGAACTTAGTCAGGTAAGTTTTAACTTGCATTGTGTTGCTTCCTAGTGTTGGTGGTTGGGGAGTTCCGTTGTCAGTAGGTCCTATTGGTCTGCGGCTGTCATTCATTAAATCAGTTTTCATTTGTAGATACCACGTGTTGTAGTGTCGCATGATCGTTGTCCTTGTGAGTGACTTGTGATAGGGGAGGTTAGACTGCTTGTGGAATGGGGGCTAGGGTGCGATTACCGTCAAGACAATGTTAGAGGCAATTCGAGTTGAGAAGATATTGCTACCACTTGCAGCTAGTGAATTAGCTGCTGTTTCGATTGCGTCTTTGTAGAATTGTTCGGGATAGTGCTGATTAGCTTCTCGCATAGTGGTCTTTGCATCATGGCGGTTTCCTGATTGTCGAGCATAGGTCATATCGCCAATTGTGAAAGATACTAGGTAGATCATTTTGTTTCCCTTTGCGTTTCGTTTCGTTTTCTGCAGCCCCTCACTTATACAGAAAACGTATAGGAGTAGAAACAGAAGCGACAATTGACGTAAACCATTGTAGGCAAACAAGTTAAGCGAGTTATCAAATTGATTTTGGGGGCGTTTTGACTTTAATTCTAGAAACCCTATGCCCCCTATTAGCAGGGTATCTCAGTGGTGTGTATTCTTGCACTAAGGGTCGATTCTAGGGGTTTACCGCGGATATAAAACCCTAAATCATTTTGAGAATCTTTCCGGAATTATTTTGAGGGGTAAAATTTTCTAGTCCCTTTGAGGGTGCTTAGTTGGTGGTTTGATCCCCCAAGAGTAGTAGTTTTATCAAAATGATAACAACTGTCAAAATGGCGGGGCGGATTCGGTTAAGGGTGCCTTTTCCGCCCTTATCTAAGGGTGCCTATTCTTCCCCTAAAATGCCATGCCAAAAATCGCATTGCAAATGGCATACCATTGGGAAAAAATCTTTTGGGGGGTAACCACCCGTTGGGGTGCGACTCAACACCACACCCTTTTAGCGTGCATCTACCCACCCATTCCGGGGGCCACTTCTGTGGGATTCGATAGTCCCTCTGATTGGTGTGGTTGATTGTCACACTACTTCAGCGGGGAGAACCTGGAGCATAGCTAGCCACACGTGAAGGGCCATTTTGTGGTTTTTTTTGCTGTTGTGGAGCAACATTCTCCACACGTGAGGAAGTGTTTTGTGGTTTTTTTTACCACAAAATTATCTTACTCTTTCCCACGTGAGGAAGTGTTTTGTGGTTTTTTTGCCTAAGAATTGCGAGTAAAAGGCAGAAGTGCGAGCTAACGAAAACAGACCACAATACTCAAAAGTATAGTGATCTGTTCGTGAATTACAAAGTATCAAATTCGATACGGTCTGGATTGAATTGTTCAGCAAAATCTACTGCCGAATCAATATCGTTGTGATAGTTAGTTTTGATTGTATTGCCTGATGCTTGATCGACAATACGGGTTTCGATAGTGGTTTGGCAATCAGTGATGATAGCTGTCATTACAATTTCCTTGTGGGGAGTAATTGCGAGCATGTGTATCCCCTTATGATAGGTTTTGTTGCGTTTGATTCTCAACTACAAACATTATAACATCGTCTCACCCGTAGGCAAGTAGCAAATGATTTTTTTTTAGAGAATAATCGGGCGATTGTAAAATCTAGTTTGTAACTCATTTATGTATCAAACCAGATACAAATCGCCCAAAAACGGAAGTACCCTCCCCCCTTGAAGTGAAACCTTGAAATATGTATTTAGAAAATACAATCGAGAGCGACGTAAAGCATTGTAGGATATAGACTTAGGCGATATGATACCAGATTGTATCTCAAAAGAGAATGTATCGTAGTAGATACACTCCTGGGCGGCCTGGTTGAGCTACCCTGCAACACCCCTCAGAACCCACCAGATTAGCTTGAGCCGCACTTTATAGGCTAATAGGTACTATCATAGGCGATAGAATTGGTGCTCTTAGAACGTCGGTTTTACGCCGGAATCTGTACTTATTAGATACATACGAGATAGTGTTATAGATGTGTTAAATATAGGTACGAAAATACCCCACAACAATGGCGGGGTATTCTTCTGGGGAGGATTAACTTGTAGTCTTCCTCCAATGTAGTGCACCACTTGGACAGTCGTTGACTTGGTTCTTAATTTCTTTTGTTGTTGCTGCTTTGATATTTACCCATGGTTTAGACTCTAAATTGAAAACTTGTGGCAAACCTTCGATGCATCTTTTGCAGTGAATACACCTTTCAGCTCTCCATTCGACTATGATTTCACCATTGTCATATTCTCTGGTTGGTTTATCAGTTTCCATTAATTCTCTTTAACTATGTTTGATGATGTTCTTAACTACTGTTGCTATGACGTACTCCGAGTAGGGGATATTGTTGTCAAGTGCTGATTCTCTCAACCAAGATAGGATAGTTGGTAGTTCTTGCAAACATCTATCTTTTCCCCAACTGTTCATTACTAACACCCTGTTGGCACAATCACATCCTTCTGGTTTTGGTATGAACCAGGTGATTATTTTATGTAGAGTAGTACCAGGTCCTTCATCTGATTCTTTGATACCTGCTAGAGATAGCACTACCTCATTAACGTCTCTTGGTTTCTTACACCTATCACAAGCTCGACAATCTTCTGGAGTGGTCGTACATTCTTTGTCTGCTAACCAACTAGCTAATGCACAATGATTATTTAGTAAGTGTGGACAAGTCATGGTTTGTATTTGTTTCTGTGTTGTTTATTAGATAGTTTGACAATTAATTCAGAGACCAAAGTAGATATAGAACTCTTTTCTTTTAGTGCTAATTTTAATAACTTAGAAGCAATTTCAGGGCTTACTTCGATAGTTATTTTCATTTTCTACTAGCCGGCTCGCATAGTAAATCACATGAGATATCAGCAGGAACTCGTTGTTTCGTTATATATCCCATTGCATGCAATGTAACCAGTAGATCATTGGGAGTTAGATTCTTTCTAGCTAATGTATGAGGATTAGATTCAATACACATAATTGGTTTGAATCTACGAATAGTATCTTTAGCTCCCCTAAGAGCTTCTATTTCACTCCCTTCAACATCTATCTTTATAAAGTCACATTGATCTAAACACAACTCATCTAGTGTGATCGTAGGTATTTGATCTCCTGGTTTAGTGAAGACGGCCCCGTAGTTGCCATCTTCTGGGGAGGACATATTTATGTAGTTGTTGTTCTCACCTACTGCAACATTATAAAGAGTTGCATCTTGTCCTTTCATGTTGTGCTCTAGACATTCAAAAGCAATAGCATTTGGTTCAAAGCAATGCACATGTCCAAACTGAGCATAATAAAAGGCATGAGTACCAATGTTGGCCCCCATATCTACCATAGTCCCACCCAGAAAAGGGCGGAGATAGTGAAGGAAGCCGTCATGATGATCTAGTTTACCAGCTTGTTTACACCACTTTGTAAAGTACTTATCATCACGTATAAGTGCAATATTGTTCCAAATCTCTATGTTCTCGTTCATCTTTGTTCCTACGTGAGAGAAAATTGTATGGTTTTTTATGTTCCGTGATTAGTGTGAAATAGAGTAGGATGATATTCTTTTAAATAGGATATTCTTTTAGTTCTTCTTGAGTTGGAGTCTTTTTAAACTTAAGAGGCATTGATATACCCTTCGATTTGAGTTTGTATTTCAGTTGTCAAACCACCCCAGGACCAGTATTGCATACATGGATAACGTGGAACATCTTCTGTGAAATGATAGGGATGTTGTTCATTAAAAGCAAATGCTCCCAGAAGATTAAACTCACTAACATTCCTACCACGCACTTTCTTATACAAATCAGGATATGCTTTAGCAAATTCTCTAACTGTATCTGTTCTATGGATTATTGGGAATGTTCTCATAAATTCATGAGAGACCGGAAAACCAATTAGATTCTCAGTAATACCTTTCCATATATGACCGTCACTACCTTCCAGTTGAGTGTAGGGGGTCATACCTAAAACAGGTAATGGATTGAACATACTACTAACATCAAAGGGCGCTGTATAGATACAATCAGAATCTGAATACAAAATGTAATCAGTGTTTACATATCTATGTGCATCTAATTTATCGAATTGTTGAGCTACATATCCATCCAGTTTTTCATATAGATAACTCTCAACTACTACATCAAAGAAAGATTCTATATCTACTGGAATAGTTGTTTTCCAAGGTACAACTAATACCTTATTATCTACCCCAGTAAGATACTTCTTCATAGATGCAATAGAATAACGTAACCAGCCAAAATCTTTAGGGTATGAACGTACAAATAGCGAAGTAGTCATTTCCCGTGTCTTTCAGTAAAATGATCTGGATAGAATTCTTCAATAAAAGTATCTCTAGCTTCGGCTGCTTCCTGGGGAGTGTCGTACACGCCTATTTGTATTTGTTTCTTATTTATACTTACTCGAGCTTGCCATTTGTTAGTATATTGGTGCCACGTTACTCCATGAAATCCACTTGTATTGTTGCTTTGTTTTTTATGATTTCTACTATTTTCTCTAGGTGAGATATCTCTAAGATTTAGTAATCGATTGTCAGATTTATCCCCATTAATATGGTCTATCTCATTTGGGTCGTACCCGTGATACCACTTCCATATTAATCTATGGATTTTGTAACATTCACCTTCATATTTTATATTACAATATCCCTTCTTATCTAAAAAACCGTAATTACCATCATAACGAGTGAAATTTCCTGTTTCGACATTATAATTAAAATCTTCTTTTAATTTACGTTGGGTAGGTAGTTTTTTCTTTTTAGTCGGCATTTTATTCACTCAAGTAAGTGTTTTTGGTTAGGTGTGTTCTACCTGTCAATTCTTGTAGAGTGTCTGCTATATCCTGAATGGGAATGTCAAATTCAAACTCTAAAAGTTTACCTGCCCGACGGTAGTCATCTTTGTTCCACTGCTCTTTATGGGCTGCATGTAGAAATCCTTTTTTGTGAATATCTAAAGTGTATCCCTTGGTTAATAATTTCCACACTATCCAATAGTCGCAAGCTGGGATCCCAATTCCCCAAATACTATTATCGACCAACAACTTTGCAGCTTCCGGTGTAATTAAATATGAATCGAAACCATACTTATTTAGTTGTGTAAATTGAGGGCAATAGTCTATTCGTAGTCCTATTCTGAGAACGTTAGGTTCTGGTTTCCAATCAAGGGGTTCATCTATTTCGATGTCTGAATTGATGAGTGTTGTTGGTGAATCTATTGTTTTGAAGATATCCGATAAAGAAGGGGTACGTTTACTCCAGTGAAGATTGGGATTTACCCATTCTATATCGTCTGTGAAGTCTTTAGCAAAGTCCTCACCTTTACATTGAACAGCTCTAAAAGAAAGTCCTTGTTGTTTCCAACTTTGAACAGCTTTGTCTTGAGCCTCTAATCTAGTGGGACTGAAAGAAGTTACGAGCATTTCCCATTTCCTATGTAATCAACCATTGTTGTTAAAGATTGTTCTTTGAGTTCGTCTCGGTTAGTGACTAACTTCACTTGTCTATCGATACGTTTAGTTTTGTAAATTGAGAGATGTGTTGCCGAGACAAACTCTAAACCATTTGCAGCATTAGCTAATTCACCATATCCTCTTAGTGGTACAGAACATTCATGGCAATGTTTTCTAACTTGATTAACAAAGTCTTGCATAGGTCTCTTCCACCAATCAGGAACTACATCAATACCTGTGTCAGGGTAGTTCATTGCATCTTGGTGAAGCATTGATTGAGCACCCGCAATCTCACAAAACCAAGCTCTAAGCTCTCCTCTAAAAGTTCCAATTAATGCTGACCAGGTTTTGTTAATGTCACAGTTGGCTATTAAATCCCATCGTTCTGATTCGTCGGCAATCACATCCTTCATAGCCACAAAAACAGGAGAATGCCGACTGTCTGATTCTAGTCCAAAAGGTTTAGATTCTGGCCAATCTCTTTTAAATTCATCATATGCTTCTTGACTTTGATGAACATTTAGATTAGATACGTCAGGATTGAAAGTATCACGCATTATAGTGCCGTGACCCAGGGGATGATTGCACCATAAACCCCGTTGGCTGTAGGGAACATGTTTACGAACAAGTTTACAGTATTCAGGAAAGTTTTTGAGTATTGCCGGATTACCGCCAAAGATACCCACTACTCCGTGATAACCTTTTAAACTTATTAATGCCTTTTCGAACTGATCAAGTGGCATAGTTCTCATCTTTCCGCCAAGATTAGAACCTTGAGTACAACCAAAACAAGCTCTATCACAAGCTCTAGTGATCCATACCTGTAAGACACCATTTCTCCATACGGGGCGGTTCCCTCCTGGGGGGATCATTTTAGATAGTGCTTCTTGTTCATTCATGCTTGCCTCTACGAATAATCATCAGTCGATTATCGATAAGTGTAAATGTATCGGAAGAATTAAATAACTTTTCTTCTTTGATACGTTGGAAGGCAACTTTTACTCCTGGCCAATCATCTGTGTAGTCATCAAGTACTATTGTTGCTTTAGGCCATAATTTGATAATAGTTTGTAGCTGATTATATACGGCATTTTCACTGTGATCAGCATCTATTAGGAATAAAGATGGATCTAATCCTGCTTCAAACAATAACTTTAAAGTAACAGGACCAGCATCAATAGTTAATGGAGCAATACGTTCTTTATCTTCCCAAGTATTATTGACGAAATGTTCCCAAACGGTACCTATTCCCTGAAAGTAAGGAGTTGCTCCATTAGGCCAACTATCTTCCGCAATCCATTTGGGGTTGTGATTAAAGTTATCAACACAAATTAAATTTATGTTGGGGTTCTTTAAAAATGCTTGAGTACTAATAGCTCCTAGAAATGAACCTAATTCAATAATTACTTGTTGATCTTTTAATTCACTACCTAGTTTTACTAAAGCATCATAACACGTAGCGGTTGACCATCCACTTAAATCTTGTGGAATAGCAAAAGGTTTGGGTGGATAAGGAGTAACTAAGTCACTTTGTTTGAAGTGTTCCCAACTCTGGGCTTTAATAGTAGTGATTGTATTTTTGGTATTGCCATTTTCTAATTCTCTTTTCAATTGTCTAATTCGTTCATTATTAGGGCAACAAGCAAAGTGTAAGAAATGGGCTTTTGACCTAGTGATTGGAAAATTTGGATAGTACCATTGAGTATTCCATTCATTAGGTAGTTTATAAAAGTCATAAAACCTACTCCATCTCTCTATCCAGAATTGTTCATCACAATGATTTTCTGGAACAGGGCGTAGGGGTGGAGTCCAGATATCTGCGTGTATCTGATCTACAACAATAACTCCACTGTTCCGCATTGTTTCTGGATGAAGGGGTGGGACTCCTTGACTTTCCCATAATAGATCTCGTTGTTTACGATGCCAATGGTGACATCCTTGAGCATTCCAATCGTCGTGCATCGCTATGTGGCCAATTGGAACTTCATCAAAGATATTTGGGGCATCTTTTCTAATGAGAACATCAGAGTCTACAAATAGTGTTCTTTGGTACTTAGCTGCTAAGGGGCCAACTCGAAACTTTTCCATTCCCCACCAAGCTTGTGTATTGCCAGTTAAGGCAATGAAGTCGGCACCTATACGTTTAGCATAGTCTTTCATTGCTGGTTCTGTATAGGTTTTTAATAAAGTTTCGTATTGTTTTCCTGCAGCAACAGTTATTACTAGTAAGTCTTTGGGATTTTTTGGAATCAACAACAAATCGGAATCTACCGGAATATAGTAGGGTTCTGTAATTGTAGCTTTAGGATTATCTTTCCAACCCCATAGATTTTTTGCATCTTCTAAAGACAATTCAGGCTTACTTGGTATTACGTGGTGAGAGTTAACATAATTATGCCCTTCCCAGATCCATACAAAGAAATCCCAGGCAGATGAAAAGTTTGGTGGATTTTTATCTGTCCAAGCTTTCCAATTTTCTTCACAAGAGCAACCATACGTCGGTATGTTAGCTAACCAGTTATTATAGTATACCTTAGCTTTTTTAGGATTCCAGTTGAGTCTATTCTCTACAGGATATCCGTGTATTGCATTCCAAGGAGAAATTGACGGAATTGGTATACTTTTAGGTTTTGGTGGTATCGGACTTTCACATATCAATACGTTCTTACATTGTGGACATTGAAGGACTTTAGTACTAGAGGAATTGAAAACTTTCCATCCACAAAGACATATTGTTTGATTCATGAGGCTGCCGCAATATCAAGAGTAACAGTATAGTCAGCGAATGGGGCTTGATCATCAGACCATCCAACATTTTCTGTAGGTCCATCATATTCAGGTGTTTGAACTCCAGATATGCAGCCCATTCTTGTACGTGTGCTATTACAAATTGGTCGGCATTCAACGCTTGGTGTATAATCCCAGTCAAGGTGTGTAGGTAAGTAATTCCATGAAATTCTTCTACCATAAGCTTCTTGTAAAAGCCAAGGATTACAATCAACAGGACCTGTCAACGTAGGATAAAGCGTAGGTGGGGAATAGGCTATAAATGTCCAATGGACTAGAGTTACAAGAATGCCATTTATCACTGGACCTGATCGATAGATTATCTGAACCCCTCCTACGTAATACCAAACACCACCCCCAATGTTAGTACAACCAAGCGGAACAGTTTGATAGTAACAAGCCGTAGTTCCACATGGAATTATGTAAGTACCCGCTGCCGAGGGTGCCGTAGCTCCAATAATGGGATCGGATGAGGGATATACTGGACGTCCAGTACAATCGATAGGTGTATTTATGTTGCTTCCAACTATTGTAATTGTAGCATCACCTTTAGATAGATAGGGGCCATAATCAGAACCTAAACACTGGCATGCTCCCAATCCTGGTTTTAAAATAGAGCAATTGCAGGGAGGTAAACATGTGTGACACCCATATCCATATCCATATCCACATGATCCTGGGGTCAATAAAGTAGTGGTCATTATTCAGTTACCCCACAACTAGCGACGTCAATAATATAGCTTCCATTGACTAGTTCTGCTTTACCCACTACATTGCCATCTATTTCTTGATTAACAATATTGTAGACTATTTGCTCCATTTCTGTAACTGTTCCTGTTCCACCTGATGTAGTTACTAATTTACAAGTTGCTGACCCATAAGCATACGGACCACTGCCAGTACAAGCGGGGATTCCACCTTCAGGAGTTTTAATAGTGATTGCATTTTCGCCATTTTCTTCTCCTCCTCCACGAATCAATATGAGACCGGGCTTCCCCGCTTCTTCTGGGGCGGATAGGATTATGCCTTTCCCAGATGTTCCGGATGTTAGTGCTCCACCAACAATATCTACGTGGGTGTGCCCATCTGTGTAGGTAAATAGTGCCCATGTTATCCCCAGTACCACTAATTTACTAGGATTGTCTTGTGTGCATGGACCTTGAACAATACCCCATTTATTTTCTACTAGTGTGTCATTTACTTTAACTGCTACAGTAGAATATTGTACTGCATCACCATCAAAATCTTCATAAGGTATTGCAGGAGCAACTATGTTGGCTGCTTCAAATCTATCCAATGTTATACCAGAAGAAGCTATACAACCTACTTTTACTGGATTTTCGGGTATGTGTACAATGCTGTTAGGTTTGGCTTGAGTACGGCGTTTATTCTGCTCATTGAACCAACTGGCTGTGATTCCTTTACGGATATCATCACCAGCTTTTACTACTCTAGCCACAGTATCCCCTTTGCATGAAAAACGGTAGCTAAGAGCAGACCTCTCTTAGCTACCTAATCGTAGATCGGCTCGCAACGACCTACGGTGTTTCGAGTCTATTATCTTTTATAAATATAATAGTTCTCTTTCGGTGTTCGTTATCGCCATTCTTGATTTGATTCTTTTAACTTCTCTGCCAGATCCAACATGATTGGGCCTAGATGGGGGTGCTCTCCTGGGGCCATAGATAGTATTTGCTCTACTATTTCATGAGGCATTACACCTTCTTGGTATAGTCTTTCTTTTCCAAATGATCTACCTATCTTAGCAATTTCCATTCTATTGAGATCTGTAACTGCTTTTTGTATTGCGTTCCATTTGTATTCTGTGGTTGCGAGTGGCATATTTTCTCTTTCATACATTTTTGCCAATTTATCTTGAAATTCGTTAGGTACTACTATCATGTTTTGAAACATAGTATTTCCTAGAGGTTAAATTTGTCAAAATTGGAAGCAAAGTATTCACGATGTATTAATCGTAAAGAGGGTTTTTGTAAAGTCATCTTTGCTGTTTCATCTACTGTCGGAAGATACCTATAATCTAAAACATCCCACCCAGAAAGCGCCCCACCAGGCCAAGGAGTGACTACGGTAGGGGCGGCAAAATATGGATCTACGTATGTATCAAACATATTAGCTTCAGTATCATCATCCGGGTCCATTAATTCGTCATCACCAGTTGTTTTCAATTTGAAATTAGGTTTCATCAGAAAATCAAATGTGACAGGTACAACCGAATACAGATCTCCAGATGCTGCTGCTTCTATGAACAATACGCTACCGGCAGGAAAACCAAAGAATGATTTATCATTCAGAGTAGTGGCCATTCTGTACAAACGCCTAACGTATGCAAATGTCAGATCTGATGGACTAAAATAGGCTGTTATACTAAATCCAAAACTACGTTCGTAAACAGGATACCCTTCTACGCCATCTTCTGTATGACCTACGGGACACCTTTGTCCTACTGTGTAGGGTACATTGGCATTACCAAACCCAATGTTCTTCTTAATGTCTACAAGTTTTAAACTCATAGATTTTTGTTCTTGTTGTGAACTTACATTGAAGGATAGTTGAACAAAGTTATTAGTCCATTGATCTCTGTCTCCAGCAGCAGGTCCACTCTGATTAACATCTTGATCTTTAGGTCTAGCAGAATAACTAACAGTCAACTTCCAAGTTTCAGTAGCTAATTGTTCTACTCTTAAAGAGGAAAGAGTTAGAAAAATATACCCTCCTTCGTAGAGGGGCATTGTTCTGCTGGGGGGGACTATTTGATATGCTGCTTGTAGAGCTACTATGTCATCATCCGGTCCGTAGTTTTCTGTGTCGATAGCCTCATCTAAGAAGTTACCACAAATAAACATTACGAAGTCTTGTGTGAAACTAGACGTTGAGATATCTATGGATCTAGATGTTTTGTATTCTTCTTCGAATTCAAATGTTAGAGCCATAGATTAACTTTCTAGATGCAATTCATTACTAGCTTCCTCTTTAGTTTGAAAAGCATATAATGATTTAAGTAGTTGAATTGTCTTTAACCTATCTATGAAGAATAGTCTAGGCTCTCCATTAGGAGTTTTAATTACTCTTACTGCCTCCACGGGTGCGAGCTTCTTAAGTCTATTAAATTCTAAACTAAAGAGTGACAGAGTTTCTGTTTTCTCTTTAGCTAGACTACTTAACCACATGGACACATCGTTTGAAACATTACTCATTGGTCTGATCCTAACAGAGTAGTAAATAAAAATATTGGATAGATATCTTTACTTACATTAAGGAGCGAATTGAATACCTCGTTCTCTTGCTATCTTCTCTAAGATTTCATTAGTTTTCTCTTGTTCTTCTAATTGCTTCTGTTCTAGAGGTTTACCAGTCTTTAGTAGATTTCTACTAGTACTTTGTGCAGAACCTACTAGAGCTTCGGCAATCAGTTTCATGTTTTGAACACTAGCCACGTTGAGTGGATTATTCTGGGGAGTGATTTGTTGTTGGAATGCTTGTGGGTTTAATTGTGGACCGGCTAGTGCAGGAGTTCTTTGTAGTTGTTGCATGATTTGTGCAGCTCTTACAAATGATTCTCTAGTCTTTAGCAGTGAGTTGCTAATTGCTTTGTTAGCATTAGTTCTAGAAGTTTCAGCAGAGGAAGTATTAAAAGCTTGACTGATTCCTTCTAAAGTAGCTTTTAAATCATCAGCTAAATTCTTTCTACGTAATCTAGTCTCATTAGCAATAGTTCCTAATTGGGCTGTTCTAGTATCTTCTGCACTTTTCTGTGAAGTAGTCGGGTTTAATGAGTTTAAAGTATACTCTAGTCCTACTAAAAACTTCTGACTAACTTCATTGAAAGTAATTGAAAATTGAGATATCCAATTGAATAGTGAAGGTATCAATTTAGCGATAGCTTCTGCTACATTTCTTACTCCACTTAAAAATCCATTACCTAGATCACCTACACCTTGCCCACTAAATAGTTCTGTAACTTTGGAAAAGGTACTTATTGTAGAGCCTAAAGCAGTAGATATACTTTCTACTATACTTCGAATAGTGGTATCTACAACAGTAAATAAACCTACAACAAAATCATAAACAGGTGAAATAGCTTCTTTGAACTTATTCCAAGCAGCACTTAGTTGGTTTCCTATAATCGATGCCAATGAAGAAAAAGCAAATAATAGTCCTTGTACCCCAAGATCAGACCTATCGGCAACAAAAGCATCAATAGAAGCACGTATTAAAGCTAATGGTCCAGTAGCATATTTTGCTATGTCTCCAATTTGTTTGAAAGCATTAGAGAATCCTTGCCCCAATCCTGCCAGAGCATCTTTAACAATTGGAATTTTATCACCGAAGAGAATTAATACTTCCAGAACTGTTAATAAACCAGTGGTAGAAAATAACTTTCTGATTCCAGTAAAAACAGTTTTGAACACAGATCCAAATGTAACTAGACCTTTGGTAATTGTAGCAAAACTAAATCCTTTTGCTGCACTAAGACCCGATTTAATTCCACCCAGAACATTGATGGGGTTTTTCCTGGGGAGATCGATTGCTTGTATTGCTTGCTTAGCTTTGTTAGCAGATAGTAATACGTCTTGACCTTTAGTTAGTTGTCGAACGTATCTACCTTCAATAGCTACTTTACCTTTTGTTAGTGCTGTTCCTACTCGTTCTAGTTTAGTTTGTTTAGCCAATAAAACTGAACGTTGTTTGAGCAGATCAGTAGCGAAAGCTACAGGTCCAGTTCCTGTACGAGCATTCAAAGTAGCCAGTAATTTTGCATTTCGTTTAATTGTTTTTTCAGCAGCAGCCCTTGATAATGCCGGAGTTTCAAAAGAAGAATTAGCTAAGGCTTGTGTAGCAGCTAATCTATTTCTAAGGGCTACTCTTGCTTCACCTGCTCTTTTTAACGACTCTCTGTTAAAAGGATTGTTTAGATCTCTACTACGAGCTGTTGTCCATTTACGTTCTGCATTTTGAACAGCTACAGTTAAATTTGTCATGTTACGCTGAGCGGCTGTAACACGTTCGACCATTATAGCTTTTTGTCGTTCAGCCAAAGCATAAGATATACTAGCTCTAGCTGCTGCTTTTTCAGCTTCTATAGCTGCATGATATTGGACAGCTTGTAATTTAGCTGCTTTCTGTGCAGCTTTAATTTTTTGTGCATTATTTGCAAGTAGAGAAGTGTTACGGGCTTGTGCTACATTTATTTGTTTAATAGATGAGGCTAATTTTGTTTTAGCACTTGTTTGATTTCTTTGTGCCGCTGTAATTAGCTTAGTTGCATCGGCTTCACGTTTGAGAGCTAGTACAGCATTCCGTTGATTAGATGCTAATAGTGCCCGTCTAGCACGTGTTGCTTCTCGTCTTGCTGCTAAATTAGCTGAAGCTGAAGATACTTTAGAGACTACAGTATTTTTTGCAGAACCGATAGCTCCGGTAATTGCACCTATACCGCTTGGTGTTGCTCTTCTTAATTGACTAAGTGCAGTTATCTGCCCAACAGTTCCTTTAGATAGCAATCTACCGATTGGTCCTAGAGCACCTTTTAATGCTCCAGCAGAGTAGGCAGCAAGACGTAGGCCCTTGGCCAGCACAAACATACCGGCACCTGCTGCCAGCAGTATTCCTGGGGAGAGTATTACTAGGGATGTTAGTTCTGGATTGAGAGCAGCTACTTTGCCTAGTTCAGCCACCAGTCCTTTAATGACTGCAGAGATCTTAATAAATGGTTGTTCAGTTATCTTACCTAATTCAATATTTACATCTTGGATAGTTGCTACTAATTGTCTGAAGGCCCCACCAATGCCCTCGTCCATGATCTTGGCAGCTTGAGCAGCTTCATCACCAGCGTCAGCAATAAAGCCAGTTAGATGCTTGATATTTTCCATTTCTTTAGACATACCCGAAATACTACGTGCACCACGTAGATTGAAGATGTCTTGAAAAAGTACTTGTTGTTTTTCGAAAGGTAGTGTTTCAGCATATTTGAACAGACGTTCTAAAGTGGTTATGACGTCGATTGCTTCTCTGCCGTCTGCTCGAATACCGGTTAGAAGTTTGATTTCTCCAATTTCTTCTAGTTCTTGAGCTTTTTTAACCAATTGGGCTAAGGCCGTATTAGTAGATGTACCTGCAATTGAACCGGTTAAACCTCTTTTAGAGAGAACGGTAAAGATTGCTAACATCTTTTGAAGAGATACGCCTAGAACATCTGCTGTTCCAGAAGCATATGTAAGGGCTGCTTGTAGATCTTCGATGCCTAGGGTGCCTTTTCTAGCGGCACGTACCAATTGAGATACTACTTCTGAGGCTTGCTCTGTACCGATACCAAATGTCGTCATGGTGTCGACTACAAATTTTGCTGAGACGCCTAGTTCGGTATTTGTGGCTCGTGAGAGATCAAGGACTGCTTGCAGAGAGTCAATGATTTGTTTAGGATTGAAATCCCCTTTAGCTAATTCAGTAGCAGCACCGGCCACTTCAGTTGGATTAAAAGGAGTAATTTTAGCTAGAGAACGTATTCGTTCTTCTAGGGGTTTCATTACCAATTCAACTTGTTGTGCGGATTTACCAAACAAGTCTAAATTGACTTGTAAGGTTCTCATTGCATCATCAAATTTAATGAATGAGTTAACTACTAGACCGCTACCAATGGCCCCAAAGAATCCAGTTCGGAATAGACCTTCACCAATCTTTCCTACTTCATTAGAAAAGCGGTGCAAATTACCACGAATTTTACCCAGGGTCTTGTTAACAAGATCCTGGGCTTCGATGATGATTACGGCCTTACCGGCTATGATTCTACTGCGAGCCATGTCTAATCTTTTTTGTATAGGAAGTAGTAGTCAAATACCCTACGAGCCATTACGTTTTCTTTCTCGGATTTCCATACGTAGCATAGTATTTTTCAAATACTGGAGAGACTCTAGCTTTTATAGCTTTAGCAGCTCTCTCTTTACTTTGCTTTGTAGTAGTCTTTTTAGGAAGTAGTTCACTATTTTGTGCTGAACAAGCCCAATTAATTTGATCACGTTCATGGGCTTTGTTCTCCATATAGATGATCTCTCCTAAAGTTAGGTCATCTATTTCTACTCCTCTGGCTTGGAGGTTGAGGGCGACACATCTGATGTCTCCATCGTTAAGTCGGCTTTCTTTAGATCCCTCTTGAATTGACTCCATAGATCCTGAAGTAGTTTCTTCTTCAGGGGACTTGAAAAATTTACGACTGCTGCCCAGAAGTCCTCCCTGAATCTTTCAAGGTCCTTTCCAGAGATAACTTCTAAGAACTCATCGAATTCTATTTCAGTCTTTTCATTGAGATAGTGCCAACAAAGATCGAGAGTTTTCTCATCATCTAGAATCAATGTTTGCATTGTATCCGCAGCTACTTCACCATCAGTGAAAATCTTGCTGAGGTTGATGCCAAACTTTTCTGGGAGGATCTTTATGCTTTGGTAGTAGGTTATGTCGATAGGGTATTTCTTACCCCTGAATTCAAAGTGAACTGTCATTACAAGCGAGCTTTCAAGTGGGTTTTGCGAGCTTTCAAAAGTGATTCAAGAGCAGCACCACCAAACAGTACTGCACCTAATTCCATTAACATTTTCAATTCTGTTTCATCAAAGTTGTTTGCATTAGTGTATGCAAATAATGAAGCAAAAGCTAAAACAACCAAGGCTTTTAGTATTGTCCAAAATGGATGGGACGCTTCTGGCATGGCCACTCTTTCAGGTTTGACTTGCTCAACTAGGGGAAAGTTGGCGGGAATTTACCCTTACACCTTACGTAAAATTGTCGTATTTTTAGAGTGACCAACACAATTAAAAGTTACTGCAGATTATTTTCTATAACCTGAGTGACCTACTTCTTCAGTCTTTGATCAATATTGATTTTAGCAACCTTTTCTTGAACCCTTAGAATGGCTTCAATTGCTTCTTCTCTATTGATTGTACATAATCCTTCGGAAACAAAATTAGGTTTCCTACTATATGGTGTGGGAATTAACCCATCCATTGCAACTAAGTTACTAATCATTCCCTCTGCTTTATCCATACCGATGGCATGAGCAAGATGAGAAAAATTAACAACTACTTCTTCTACAGATGTAGCCCGCAAACCGTGCAGGAGACGTTCTCGACGTTCTCCTGCTGTCATTTCATTCGCTACACTTTTCATGCGAGACTTTCAGTTAAGGATCAGTAGGAGTATTTGACTAAGTTATCTGTTACTCCTTATTAGTGTCTGTTAATAGTAAACCGCTGGATCATAATCTCCAACAGTACCGGCTACAGCAATCATTACGGGTCGTACACGACAAGCAGTTGATTGGCAGGCAGCAGGTTTCAAACGAAACGTTTGGTTGGGAGCACCAGTCTCCGGGCCGGTCCTGCTTCTATCGAAGTTACGGAATCGACCTCTCCAACCTTCGGAACCAACATCACCGATGTAACCAGATAGAACTGCTACGTCTACAGGATTGCCACCGGATCGAGCTGAGTTAAGGAATCGAGTACCTTCGTACAAGGCATCAACTACTTGTTGACCAGAGATTTCTACATCGATCTTTGAATCGACATATTGTTTAACAACTTGAGCTGGATCACGAACAGAAAGTTCTTCTTCATCTTCTGTTTCATTGATAGCTAAATCACCCGTTACACCTTTGTGGAACGTCCACACTGGAGTCGAGCAGTCATTACCTAAATTCAGATAAAGACTAAACTCAGAACCTTTCTTATCGCAGAGGCTTAATTCTGAATTTAAGGCCATTCTTATTATCCTTTTTTGTAAAAGTATCTACAAGAATACTCTTCTTGTAGGTAGAAATTTATTTTATTCACTTAACCTACGAGAGTATTCTTCCCATAGCTAAAGTAAATTCTTGTGGAATCTTTCCACTAGCTACTAATCTTTTCAAAGTGAAGTACATATACGATCTTTCGGGGTATCTCCAGTATCCTCTGCGAGCTAAGAAGGTACCCCCAAATTCATGTACGTAAGTCACTGGTTCATTGAAAAAATTAGATCCTGCAAACTTGATCGGACCGACGATAGCTGCACTTGCTGCTTCATCGACCACAAATTCTATTGCTCTTAATCCTGCTCTAGTGTGAGCATGGGGCGGAGTTAGTGGACTACTAGGGCCTATTCTCAACCGCATACTACGTTTAGCAGAGGTTCTGGTTAATCCCGCTACTTGGTATAAAGCTCTGCTTTTAGCTACTCGTACTCTAGTATTTAACTTTTGTACATAGAGTAGTGGTTTAGTTGAATACTTTACACCAAACATTGCGGAGTCCTACATTATTTCTGCATCAACAACTCATCCCTTCGAACTCTATTTCGGTCACAGATAAAAACCACCGGGCCTTGAGGGGTATTTCCTGGGCTGGTTCAGCTGTTATGCCTGATATATTCCAACCCCAATCGTATTTAAGTAAATAAGTGTCTATTTCTTCTCTAAGATTTAGAAGCTTTTTAATTAAATCCCAACTGGAAACATCCAAGCCATTCGGGTCTGGTGTTGGAAATCGGTACGACAAACAGATAGCTATTACTGGACTTCTGTTAAGAGAAATTACTTGTTGTCTGCCTTGACTAGCTTGTCTGTTGTAAGTCATCGCTACAGGTACTACAAACAAACCAGCCTTTTGACTTTCAAAAAATGTTTCTGGATCAATTACGGGTTTAGCTTGAAGGAAATCAGAAGGACTTGCCCCTACAGTATAATCTGACCAAGTTCCAGATGGAGCAGAATGTAGGGCCGCTATCATAGCGTCTGTCAGTTGTGCTAGTTTAGCCGCCATAAATTCCCTTTCTAATTGTTAGAGAAATTATGAATTCTTTAGCTGCCATAAGTAGGACTCAAGCCTTCATTGTCTCTGACTAAAACCGCTTTCAATATCAAATCATTCCTATCCGGATCATTGTACTCATAAAGATCCTTATTTTCGTAGGCTAGTTCATACTCATCGTCAAGGTACCAAATCTTCAAACCTCTTTGTAATTTAACATCGTATCGTTCTAGATCACAACGTCTTACTACAAAGTGAAATGTTTGTTTTTGTAAAGTAACTCGATTCTGAGTAGAAACAGCATCGTCTGAGGACACCGTAGCATTAATAGGTGCTGCGGTGTTCTTGGTAAATCCAATAAGAATTTCATGAGTACAGTGAGCCTCTCGTTGTCGTTGAAACCACAAGAGGCCTTTTGACAGCATATTCATGTTACTACCTTTTAGTAGTAAGTACCATAAACTGTTGGTGTTCCAGGTAGAGATACTACACGAACACGTTTGCTACCGGTTACTGCTGGATAATCATCACCATGATTAACATATACAGCACGACCTAACATGAAACCATTAGCTGGAATCTGATTGGTTGCTGCACCTAATCCCGATGAAGTAGTTTCAGTACCGATGATCTTAGCAGCATTCAAAGCAAGACTCCAATAAACAATGGAATCTTGAGTGATGTTGCCGGTGTGAGCAAGACTCAAAAGAGCATCAACCATGAAGTCCGAGATCAGAGTCCCGATCTTTCCTGGGAGGATTGTCTTTTGTACGATACAGGTTCTACCGAAGTAGAATACCGGTTCACCCGCTACGTAGCACTTATCGGCTGTCGTATTCTTGAATGGAATGAACAGCCCGCCCTCTTGTCGAAGGATACAGGGTGGTTCGTATCCTTCCAGAGATACCGGATCAGCAATCCGATTTGGTGTTGCAATAGGCATTTGTTTCTCCTAATTAAGGAATTCAATTGTAAGTGGATTAGGCAGTAGCCGTGTGACGGGATACAGCAGTACGTTCTCGTTCATTGATAGCTACGTCCCAATACCCACGAGTACCAAAACCAAGGAGAGTAGCAGGCATATCGACTGCTTCAATAACTGGCTTCTTTTGTCCTCGGTAGTAAGTGATTTCGTACGGAGCAAATCGTAGAGATGATGGCCATAAGATCCAAGTAGCATCTCCAACGAACTTACTACCGCCTGGGAAGGCACTAGTGTTAGCCATTTGTGGGAACACTTTCAGATCGAAACGCCCAAACCAGAAGTTCTTGCTTCCAGTAACAGTGTTGGATGTAGTGTTTCCTACGATATAATCTTGCTTGAGAAGATCCCAAGCAGTTTCTTCAAGGCTGGGAGAAACAATCAATGTCCAACGGTCATTGAGCATTACATTCCAATTGAAACGTGCTTTAGTTTCTTCATACTGACGAATAGCCTTGAAAGCAGTTGATAGATTTCCGCGTGTTAAAGCAGACGAATCAAAGCTATTGTCATCATCCACCCAGAAGGTAGAAGCAGCAGGAGCTTGTTGAATCATCTTCTTTCCAAGAAGATAGTCGGGGATCATCATAGCCCCCTCAATCATCATATCCATCATGTCATTCAAAGCACCCATGTCATCGTTGGCAACTTCTTTACGAGTCATCGTGAAGATGGTACCATAAGTATCAAGACTTGTTTGATACTTCTTCTGATTTCCAGCAGCCCACAGTTCGAGCTTACCGTCGTCAGCTACTTCATTCCACATATCTCCGCCAGTTACACGGAGACGTTCTGTGATACGGAAGTCGGGATTGCTAGCTTCTTTACATACCGTAGTAGCAAAGGGAGCACCAATAGCCCAACGTTCGTCTTTGAGTACAGAACCTACTCGTTGGAAGAAGTCGGGAAGATCAAAGGTTGAATAACCGGTGTTCTTCAAGAACTTACAAACAGACTCTGGTTCTGAGTAACCTTTGAAGTCACCGCCAGAAAGATTGGCAGCGTTTACCAACAGTTCTTGGATACCCATTTGTCCGCGAGAATCAGCGTTGTCTACCAGAGTCTTATCGAATCGGGTAGCCAAGTATTCTGGCTTTGAACCAAATGCAAGAGCCATATTGACTAGCATTTGATTTTCAAGGGCATCGCCCTTCTTATATCCTGGGGAGGGTGGTTTTGGTAGATTGTTATTCAATTCTGCCAATTGGATGCTGTTGTTAATAGCTTCATCATCCCAACCATTTGCAATACCTTTCTCAATTAGATCCCATTTTCCAGGATTGCTATTGAGCAGGCTAAAAGCGCGTCGAGTAAGAGGATCAAATTCTCCCGAATGAACTGGAGGAACTGGAGGAACTTCTTTCTTGGGTGCATTTTCTACTTCTTTGACAGGAGGAGTCTCTTTCTTTACTGGTGGAGTCTCCTTCTGTTCGTTCTTGACATCCTCTACAGGAGGTGTCTTTTCATCCACAACGGGTGGAGCAGCGTTCTTAATTTCCATTCTTTTCTCCTTGTTGAGAAATTCAAAACTTGTGTTACTATCACGACCATTTGGTGTGACAGTCATTTCACGTAAAACCGACTTGTTTACTACATAGATAGGACCTTGAAAGTCTCGATTATTGACTTTAATAGTACCTTTCTCATGTAGTTTAATATCGGTCTTATAGTTACCAACTTTAAGACCCATACTAGCTTGCCAAGGAAAGCCATTCTTTGCACCTTCGACTACTTTTGTAGTGTTAGGTCCAGGTAATGAAGCTACTCCTTTTCCTCTTAAAGCTGATGAATTATCAACTTTACGTAACGAGGTCGTGTGTCCAATAATATCTTCGTGTTGATAAAATATTGGAGTTTTCTGTTGTAATTCAATTCCCGCAATATTGTATACTACTGGATAATCGAATCCATAATCCCTAAGATCAACCGAATCACCGCTATAACCTTGGAAGGTTAATTTGGGTGGCCCATTTTCTGGGGAGATCGCTTTAGCTGCACAGTTGATATGTATGGCTTGTGCATCTGGCTTCATAGCTTCATTGTTTATCTCCATAGGTTATTCTTTCTTTGAAGGGGCTGGTTCATCTTCTGGCTCTTGCAACAAAAATGGGGCACTAGCTCTAGAAGCTATAATGATCTCATTCAATTGTTGTCGAGTAATACCAAGCATTCTAGCTTCTCTGTCTAATTCTCTACGTGGATTCCTAGCCTGATCAGTATAAACTCTATGCAACGTAGTTGATCCAGAAGATAAATCTACTGCTCGTGCATTTGCTCTTTTACCTGGATCAGGATGTTCAAAAGTACTGTCGTAGTTTAGATCGTAAGTAAAGTTTGTTCTTGCTGGAACAGGTAGATAACCACTAGCTAAGATAGCCCTATCATACCACATTTTAAAGACTTTGCGTACAATAGGTTGAAAGTCTACTCTATCGATTTTGACCTTATTGATCCAGGGTTGAATATCGATAGCGGCTGTAGCCATATTACTATCTGAACTATCTCCTAGGGCTATGTTCTTTGGCATTTGAACACAACGGGCAGCGGCAGCCACAATTAGATGAATGAACTTAGTTCTATCATCGGAAGTATTGCTCATAGGTACACTCTCCAG